ATTTAGGGTAGATGAGAATATTTAATAAGAAGACCCTCCACCAGCACCAGGAGATGTACCTCCTCCCCCACCACCGTAACCTCCGATAGATCCTCCACCCTGGCCTCCGACATCTCCCCCTCCTCTTACTCGCCCTATTGGTCCAGGTGGGGAAACCGATCCTGTGAAATAAGTATCCACTGTATTATTTAATCCTAAGAACCCTATACTCCAGTGCATCACTATAGAAAAATCTTTAGTTTTAGGTATAGCAGTAAAACTCTTATAAGCCATTAGTAAAGGAGAATCTTCCTGGAAACCTTTAGGGTTCCTAGCGAAGAGTCCCACTTCACTAATACTATTCCCATTAGCTGTATTTTCATCTAGCACAATTTCTGATTCAAATGAATCCATAAAATACTTAGTGGTTCTTCCTTCTTTTATCTGCCCAAAATACTGATCAGCCCCACTAAAAATTATGGATGATAAAGAGGCATTTGTATTTAATAGTTCCGTATAAGAATACGGTGCTACTGTATCTTCTGTAGAAGCATTAAACCCTCTATATCTTTGTACTATAATAAGATCCGTATCGTCTCCATAGCCACTCCATTCTAAGGGTGAACTTAATTGATAAAATGTTGAAGAGGCTTCACGCACTGCCCCTGACCATGCAATATCACTAGTCCCCACCTGGAAGTAATAAGGAGCATAATCACTACTATGTCTAGATCCCCCTCCTTTTTGAATATCCAGGAACGAAGAACCCAAACCAGCAGTTACTAAGTTAGACTTATCGAGAACCACTTCTTTAGTTCCGTCATTATAAATCTTACAAATTGTAATATGACCGTTAATCATTGAATTGAGGGGGGACTGATTGGAAATCTAATGTCCAAACGATTTTTAAAGGTTGATGATTTTGGAATCCTTGATTATCAATATAATCTTTTATGTAACATAAATTTTGTGTAAAAGTTTTCTTAGCGAATAATTTAAATTCCAATTTAGAAACACCATCAACATCTTCTATAAATTTTTCAGGGGGTTGAAGAAATGGAGCCTCATTAGACTTCAGACTCTTTTTACAATCTACATTCCATAAACCTATTTGGTGTAAGCCTCCAAATAAATTCATAGCCCACACATCGGGTGCGCTAATTTGGGTATGAACAGAAACCCAAGGTTGGGCTACTTGAGAAATAGATCCTGTTAGACCATTAGGAGTTGATCCCGACACATAAACCATTCCTAAAGGAGTAGCATCTTGGTCTGTAGCATGGTGGGTAGCACTTACAAATCCTCGATAATCCATTTGCTCGTTGGCATTATATTCACTAGCCCCAGCCGAGAAAAAAGCAACCATATTAGCAGATGCATCCCCTCCATCATCTGGATCAAAGTTACCAGCATAAGAAGATACTAACATTCCAGCATTATTATACAGAGGGTCAGAGCCTGAGATTGGATAGACTCCTTGAAAATAACTAGAGGCATCTCCTGAGGCAAAGTTTATTCTATTCTCAAATTGACCGAAACATTGAGTACCATCACCACTAACAAAAGCATACGCAGTACTAGCATCTTCAAGCTTTTGATTTAAGGGATCAGGGTAAGAAGGAAGCCTGTAGGGGGGAGTATAGGAGGAGGCAGTAGCTCCATTAGCTACCCCAATTGACCCACTAACCCATTCAACTCGTATTTTCTTATCTCTAGAAACTTGAGTTAAACAACTAGACACACCCGAAGCGGTAGAGTAAAAATAAGCATTCTCTTGAAAGGAAGAGGCCGCAGGCCCGAAGGACACAGCTCCCCATCTCCAATTAGAAGTATCCATTACCCTGGGAGCATACTTGAGTACACTTGAAGGTGTAGTTAGCATATCCACAATGGATTGCCCCGCCCCGTTAACGACTAAATTAGGCTCGGAGAGAACCAGAGATTCTGATCCATCTGAGGCTATCACAAATACTTCTACCTTACCCCTCATAAATATCAATATCCTCTAGTTGTTTATAGTTTGCATCTTCACTATTAGTGAACATAGCAATATTAGATCTATAATTTAATCTGCTACCACCACTTACTTCCATTGTAGCTGATGTATTTGTTGCGTTCCTACTCGCCAGCCCCGAACTAATATTCTTAAGGAAAATAAACAAAGCTTTTAAATCAGAAGAATCAAGTTGAGCTTCCCCATATTCAGTTTCAATAACACTCTTATTATAGTTGGTAATATCTTTAATAGAAATGTCTTCAAATACAACAAATTTGTCTGGATCTCCAGTCAAAACAAAGAACTCTAAAGTGTATTTCTGATTAACTCGATGAACCTTACCAAAAATATCACGATAAAGAGTGGAGGGGATAGCCTCACTATTATTAGTGAAGAATCTAAACTTTAAAGTATTTAAACTTCGAGCATTAATATTGGCAATGGCTTGAGGATCAGATCCCTCTATAGTAGTAACTTGTTTAGGCTCCCAGCAGCGATAATCAAACGTGGTTTTACTTGTGACAATACCCTTCCCTGTTCCCCCTACTCCCTTACCTATAGGATCATTTAAACTACCCTCTGGGAAAAGGTGTGATTGGGTGCTCCCAGTAGCTAGGGCAATTCCTCCAGCCGCAGATAAATCTGAAACCTTTAATCTTTCCCAGGACCCCCTTCTTCCTCCTACCCGCAATTCGTGAGACCAAACTTCATCAAGTTCTGGCTCCGTATGAATCCAGCACCCTAACCTCTGCCCTCCTAACTTAGGACCATTAACCTCCAAGTTATGAGCCTTCACAGTAATTTCATACTCATGATCAGGCTGCAAGAAGTTTCTAGCCATATTGTTGATATCAGAACCATCAATTTTAATTCTTAACCTAGGTAAGGAATCAACCTGTGCCGAGCGGTGGTATTTAATAATTTGATTATTTATCAAATACTTACTGTAAGAATATTTACTCTGATCATCTCTAGACAGATTAAAGATAGAGAAGATAGGGTGATTTTTAAAGGACCAAGGAGTAGAAGTATCCACTAATTCAATAGCACTTACTAAATTATTATTTCTAAACTCACATGGAGGATTATCGTTGTCAGTAAATCCACTTCCTAATGGAAGATCACCTATGTCGGAAGCCGCAGAAGTTCCCACATGATAGCCCCCAACTTTATGATCCATTCCTGAAATACTTAGGACCCCACTCCCCCCATAATAAGAAATATCAACTTCATAGGTGGGAGAACTTGCAGCTAAGTAGCCACTAGTCTCCAATCCAGATCCATCTATATCAAGATTAGAATTATAAATATAGGGACCAAAAGTATGAGAGAAGAAATTAGGACCACCCCTTAAATTGTAATTACTATTCACCCCATGTCCAGAAAAATTAAACATATAAGTGTTATATAATTCATGAACTTTTCTACCTAACTTAAAATGTTCATAGTAATGAAGAGATTTATCCGCACTTTCCTTATTAATTAAATGATTTCCAATAGAGGTAACTATATCTAAAGCATCGTTTTCATTAACTCTTGGACTCTGACCTGAATGCCCATAGAAAGAAATCCACGCCCTCTCAGCATACCATGCACTAAAATCCATGGGAGTAATAAGAGGACTACTGCTTGGCCAAGCAGGATTTATCTCCCCATTAGCTAAATGATACCCCGAAACCATGGAGCTTGCTTGAAGATACTTTTCGTGGTCATGAACTTTATTCATTACATAAAGTATCTCTTGGAGTTGCCCCCTTCTTCCATACGTGTTACAAGTAGAGGTAGCAATATTTTGCTTGGCTCTAGAAGCAAAAGTATCACTAACCGCATATCCAAATACAGAATTAGTAGAATTTAGATTTTGACATATATCCCAACACCTATGTAAATTAGCTCGATCTATAAGTAGACCTATCCCAAAATGACCCGCTGCATCATTTTGTCTTAAAGCTACTTCTTTAAATTGTAAGGAAGACGGCATAAATCCTAATGCAATATACCCAGTGTCAGATGTATAATAAGGAGAAGACAACTCCAAACTTCCTGGGTTATTTCTTCCCACCCTTGTAAACATCTTAGTCTCTGGGAGAAGGTTATGAAAATTACGCCTTCTCAGAGAATTTCTAGGGACTGCGACGAACGTACTTCCCGATACTAGGACATCATTGATGTTATCTACTTGTGTTCTTTTAAACCTGTGTTGAGGAATACCATTCGCAGTAGCTAATGCGAGCATATCTACCGCACACACCCCAAATCCCGTAGGTACCGTGGAAGATCCTGTATACAGGTCAGTAAAGTTGGGTCTAATTTCTCTACAATCGTTATCGGTTAGTGCGGTAGTTTCATCCGATACATCTGAAACAGTTAATAATATTTCAGGAATGGCATGAGCAGGAACAACCTGTTTTACTACTCTGTAAACTTGAGACATTCCATATTTAGAAGTAGCAGTTAACGCTTGACTCGTCCAATCAAAAGAACTAGACTCAAAATTCATAAGGAAATGTGAAGACTTCCCATTCCACATACTGAGCAGACTTACAGGATCAGGAGTCCTTTGTTTAGTAACATCCTTTATAATCTCAGCATAGTTAGGAGGATAAGTTTTACTCTTCGTAAAGAGCATAAAGTTATTAATAACTTTATACGTATCTAAACTTTGAGATAAATTAGTTCTAATATAGTCTGATAGTTGAGCAGCAAAAGCCTTATCTACTCCATAACATTGTAGATAATATTGAATTCTTTCAATCATAGACTCTGATACTCTTGTGTTCGTATAGTACTGCCTCTTTTCATAAGGAGGAACTAAGTAGGCCCTATCTCTATAATAAAATATAAAATCAGGATCATGAATAAGCTCTAAATTTACAGAAGATTCGGGATCATGCTCAGAACCTGTCATATAGGTGGGCCACCTATAAGTATAAGGACCACCAGGAGTGCCTGTAGGATCCATCAAATGGTAGGGCCCCAGATAGAGTTCATCAGTACCCTCTATAACGAATTGTAATTGAGGGAAGGGCTTATTCCCTAAATAGAAGTTCTCAGGGAACTCCATCACCAAATCAAATAATATCTTATCTACAATATACTTGATATTAGTCTCCATACTATCAGGAGAATAGTCTACTACACCAAATTGTTTTGCTAGTTCAGGAGTATAAGTATCGAAATCTTTGAGGGCAACAGAACTCGTAGCTAAAGAATAATACATGAGATCGGGAATATAAGATTCCCATAACTCATTTAATGTGTTAGTACCTGTAACATTAAACACACCCGCAGAAAATAAAGTATCCAAGAGATATTGAATAGCTTTCTTAGTGCCCTTCATCTTATAAATCTCTACAGCACTTCTTAATTGAACCCTCCACTTATCAATGTCCCCACCTATAAATCTCCACCCAATAAGCTCCCCTAGAAGCTCCAGAAACTCTTGGGGACATCTTCCAATATCATATAGAACTCCAATCTCGGCTTCTTCTGTAAGCCTGTCACTGATAGTGAAAGATATAGCTTCTAAAAATCTAGTAAGAGGACCAGCTTCTTCCGTAGATGTGATTAAAGTCCCCTCTACCGTAGCAGTCGAAGTATTAAGATAAGTATCAAAAGAATCTTTAACAAAAGTATCGGGACTATCGAGATAGTGTGGAGAGTATACGACAGTATTTAAAGTTTTAAGTCTATCTAATAATTGTACCCCACTTGTATAAATCCCAGCAGAGGTATCCGTTGCAGACGCATAATCAACAGGGATAATATTATCACTAATATCAGTCCACCATTGTTGGTTCTTCCATAAATATTCTTGATATACATTTATGGTATCTTCTAAAGTTAAAGATCGTCCTTTCCATAAAGTATCAGTTAACAAAGTAGTAAGGGCAGTAGACGGATCAAACCCATTAGTGGGGCCAAGCCTATTAAGGAAATATACCCACCCTAGATGGTTGGCTAAATATTTATAAGTTCCTGAAGAATCATTAGCAAATGCACTAGCTGTTAGAATAGCTAAGTCCTCATCAGCATGATGCCCATCACAAACTAAAGGAATCGAGGGAAGGAGAGTTCCACTAATATAACTAGCAAACGATGAACTAGTGGGGAAACTATTACATGATCTTCCTAATGGAACTAAAATATTTCTTTGAAAATCATCTGTATCAATCTGGGCGGGAGGGTTTTGCTTACTGAAATACTTAGCAAATCCCTTAGGGGTATTAATTGATGACAGGTAAGTATCATAAATTGGAGCAGATACAGGGAAAATAGTAGACTGGTGCTTATTAGCCAGTATGTGGGAATTTACTAATTGGTTTGGAAAAGATACATGAGTTCCACTAATAGCTCTCTCATCATTAAAATAAAATTTAGGGATGATTTGTCTAATAGCATCTAAGTAGTTTCTTTTAAAATAAACTTGATCTTCTGCTACACTCTGAAGGTTATCTTTAGCCGTTACCACAGCCACAACCTTAGGGCTTACCTGATCAAGGCTATTAAATTTTGATGTTTTTACATACCTTCTCGACATTAAACTAATACAATATTAATAGTAAAGTTATTCAGTTGAATAACTTCATTAAAATCTACGGATGTAACTTCAGGTAAATTATCCACAGTGCAGTAGCGTACCTGCGGCAGCTCAAAAATCTTTCTATTTAATTCAGCAGCAACAAAGGACTGACCAAAATCAATATTATCAATATTAAAATAGTCTAAGATTATATTAGATATCTGTTGCTTTATTCCAGCTTGTCTAGGCTCTAATTCGTTATCAATACGAGCCGTTACAACCAGATCCATAGTTCTAATTAGACCATCTACTATTACTACCTCATCAGTAAGCATTTTTTTAGGTTCAATTTCCTCTAAGAGTTGTTCTTTAAAAGTAGTAGACGCTTTCTGTAATCTCAAATCATCAACTTTTTCTAAAGTATAAAGATCAATAACATTAGCAGACGAAAAAGCATCCCGAACAGCCGCTGTAGTTTTTCCTATGGTTCCCTGAGTAGTTCTAAAAGTATTTCCTATAGCAATATAATCTTCTAAAGTTACCACCCTATCTTGTCTCTTAAAAGTATAGGGAGCATACTTTTTAGCATGGGCAGCGGTCTCAGCATCCTGTCCCCCTGTAGCAGCCGTTCTATTTTCAGTAACAAAACTAATAGAATTAAGAGGAGAATCATCAAGGAAGGCATTTGTTGTAACATTAATCACCCCATTACCAATATTCCCCCTGCTTCCTCCCCCAACTCTATACACTACAGTAAATTGAGCCCCAGCAGGAGGAGATATACCTAAGGCATTATCCCCAAATAAAATGGTAGCACCATAATTATCATCATAGATTGATTGAAATATCTTATCTGTTCCCCCTGAGGCAGAATACAATCTATCCACTTGAGTATAAGCTCCATTAGCTGCATGATCAGAATCAGCAGTAGTAATGTATACTTGAATACTTCCGTCAATAATGGGACTATCTGTTAAACCAATAGTTTTATTCCCTTCCAAAGTATCAAAGACTCCATTTTGAATAGACAAAGATCCTTCCAACATTGCGACATTTGTAAATACGGAGCTAAGTCCCCCCACTCCTCCATTGTCAGTTTCGGATTGATTTAATATAATATCAGCAGTAGCATCCTGAATATCCTGAATCTTATTATTCTCCACCTTAGATAAAGTATAATTTGCAGGAGCCCCGTCCTCCTGAGAAATTATGGAAAAGACTCTATCCGCAGCTTTGATTGTTAGGGGAAAATTAGCTGTTGTCATCGTATTTTGAGTTTCCAATCTAGCACCAGCGGCTGCACTCAAAGGTCCCCTCATGCTCACCCCTACTAACTCTAAAAGTTTCTTCAAATTATTCCTGCTCTTCACAGTTCTTAGATAATTTTCGTTAGCAAGCATATCTCCTTTCAAAGACAATACCGAGCCCATATAAGCTACTATCTCTACCAACATCATTCCTAAATCGGACTCTGAAAAATTTTGATAATCAAGAGGGTATACAGATTGTATATAAGAAATTAAATTACTTCTAATCTGATAAAAATCAGTACCTGCATAATCAATATACTCTTTTTTCTTAAGGTCTGGGATCTCCCCAAGTTTCATAAAATCTGTTTTTGTTGTTCCTGAAAATACCATTATCCTATTGTAACCTCCGTATCAAAAATATCTAGGGATTCGTCTAATAATTGAAGAGTTAAACTAACAATCAATTGATCTTGTTTCTGCTTCCTAGGATTACCAAATACTTTTATATTAATAACCTTGACAATTGAAAAATAAGTTGCCAGCGTAGTTAGTATATCATTCTTTATTAAAAAGAAAGTAGTCTCATCTAAAGGTTCAAATAAATATCTATTTAAAGACATTCCATAATTAGGAAGCATTACACGCTCCCCTTTATTACATAAAATTAATTGTCTTAAATTATTCC